AAATCCCTAAACCTGAACGGAGAGAACCTAAAAAAGCTTTGTCTGAACAAGAGTACCAAGAGAAACAGGCTTACTACAATTATTTAAGACAGGTAATAAATACCACAAAATTGCCAGTAAAAGTATATGCATTGACAGAGGATTATATTAAAAAATATGAATTCACTTATAAAAAAATGCACAATACTTTAATATATTTAAATGAAATTTTGCAAAAGAATTTGACGGATACTGTAGTAGGCTTGATACCTTATTATTATTCTGAAACAGAAAAGTATTTTAATGATATAGAAGATGTAAAAAAAGAAATGGAATCATTAGACGTAACTCAGTTATATAAAACACATTCTGTTCAGATTAATCCTAAAAGAAGAGTTAGAAGAAACAAGCAAATTGATATTACGAATATCACGAACACGACATCTATTTAGGAGGCACAAATATGACAGAAATGAAAGGATTATCAGATCCCACTATTATGGGGCAAGTCCTTGGATGTCTGTTAACGGACAACTCATTAATAAATGATGTTGATTATCCGCTTTCAGAAGATGATTTTGAAACAGAATCATTTTATAAAATGTCTTATGCAGCCGTGTTTAATCTATGGAGTCAGGGTGCTGAAAAAATAGATGCTATTGCAGTAGATGGTTATTTATCTGCTTTTTCCGAGCAGTATAAGATATTTAACAAAGCAAATGGATTGACTACTTTAATTCATTTTTCTCAAGCAGTGAATGTAGAAAACTATCCAGTTTATTATTATCCATTACGCAAGTTCAGCTTGCTTAGATACTATGAGAAAGAAGGCTTTGATACTCGTAGCATCTTCGATCCAGCAAGAGAAGCTCTTCATCCCGAAGAACGATTGTTATTTGATGAGATGAGTTTGCAGGATATAGTAGAGCAAATGGAAAGCAAAATGGTTATCACGCCTAACATGCGGTATTGTACTAATACCTTAAGTGTTGGTATTCAAGCTGGCGATGGGATGATTGATTTGCTGGATTCGTTTGAAGAAGAACCTGACATTGGTCTTCCGTTAAACAACGAATATTTTAATTCCATAGTTCGAGGTGCCAGATTAGGCAAATTGTATATGCGATCTGCTCCATCTGGTTATGGTAAATCGAGGTTAGCGGCTGGTGATGCTTGTACTATGGCAGTTCCATATGTATGGGATAACAAAGAAAATAATTATGTATACACAGGTTTTTCAGAGCCAACATTATACATTACAACAGAGATGCCTCCTGATGAAATACAGACCTTGTTTATGTCTGCGGTAAGTAAGGTGAATGAGGCATCTATTTTAAACGGAACATTAACTCACGAAGAAAAAGAAAGAGTAATCAAAGCAATAGGATATATTCAAGATAGCCCGTTATATATAGAACATATCCCTGACTTTGGCATCACAGATATAACAAATATTATTAAGAAATACAATCGTCAGTATGGAGTGCAGTATTTTGTTTTTGATTATATTCACAGTTCCTTGAGATTAATGTCTGAGATAAATAATAGATCGGGCGGCGGCTTAAAAGAGTATCAGATGCTTTTAGTTTTTGCAACGGAATTGAAAGCCATTGCTGAGAAATTAAATGTGTTTATTTTAACTGCGTCTCAGGTTAATTCCGAAACAATTGCTTCAACTCATAAAGACGCAAACTTGCTACAAGGTAGTAAAGCTTTGGCTAATAAACTGGATGTCGGAGCAATCACTGTAGAACCGAGTCCAAGTGAATTAAAAAAGTTACAGCCTATTATGCAGAAATTTATAGGCATGGAAAAGCCTAATATGGCTTATTGGATTTATAAAGTCAGACGAGGAAAATACACTCGCATTATTATTTGGAGCAAAGTAGATTTGGGAACAATGACAGAAAAACCATTGTTTATTACGGATTATGACATAACCCATGTTATTAATATAGATATAACCAAGGCTACAGCTGTAAAAAGATTGGTTCAAGATTATTCTGTTCCGATTACTACGGCAGATAAAGATAAAGAGAATAGTAAAGTAAATACGGATGTTGAAATAAAAAAAGAAAAAGAAATAGAAGAAAGCACGGAAGAAGAAACGGAAGAAAACACAGAAAATAAACCAAAGTTTGTATTTTAGGAGTGATGACATCATGTATTTAAATAAAAATGCTATTTTAGATTGCTTAACTAAAAAAGATATAACGCAAATAGTGATGTCATTAGGATCAGGTGAGCCAAAAACAGATAGAGATGGTAATTTAATTTTCCAAACTATATGTCATAATCCACCTGACGCAAACAATAGTTATAAATTATATTACTATCACGAACCAAACGAATCAAAAGGATATAAAGGTAGAACTTTTCATTGTTATTCTGGATGTTCTGAAAGTTTCGGAATCATTGAACTATACATCAGAGCAAAAAGAGTTCAAGGAAAGGTGCTGACTTGGTATAAAGCTCTTTATCAGATCGCTCAAATGACTGGGCATTTGATTGAAGGAAATAAAAATATTCCTGACGAAACAGAAGAGACGGATATTTCATGGATTAATAAAATTTCTAAAGTGTTGAACAAAAGAGAAAATAGTATTCCTACATTAGCAGAAATCAATCCAAATGTATTGGAAATATTTGATTACCGACCTCATGAGATATGGTTAAATGACCATATAACTAGAGAGGCTTTGGGACGTTTTGGAATCGGATATTGGGGAGAGCATGATGCAATTACTATTCCTCATTATGATATCAATGATCGTTTGGTAGGTTTACGTTTGAGATATCTTGATGAAGCAGATATAAAGAACATAGGTAAATATGTTCCCGCAGTTATTCAAGGCAAAACTTTATCTCATGCATTGGGCAATAATTTATACGGACTCAATGTTGTTCAAGATAACATAAGAAAAGTAAAAAAGGCGATGTTGGTAGAAGGTGAAAAAAGCTGTTTACAAGCATATTCTTATTTCGGGGATGATTCGTTTGTAGTGGCTTTTTGTGGAAGCAATATAACTAAAACACAGATAAAGATATTACAGGAACTTGATGTAAGAGAAATAATAGTTGCTTTTGATAAAGAATATCATGACCCGCATTCTTTTGAAGCGGAGGCTTATTATCAAAAATTACTGAAAAAAGTAGAACCTTATGTATTACAATTTAAAATAAATTTCTTGTTAGATACTGAAAATAAATTAGATTATAAAGATTCCCCAACGGATAAAGGTAAGGAGGTTTTACTTGACTTGTTAGAACATAAAATGTTGATTACAATGGACGAAATTATAGAGAGGATGAAACCAGTTGACAAATCAGTTAATAGAACCGTTAACGGAAGCAACGACAGTAGTGACAGCTAATGATAAAATATTAAATGCAGGTTTTGAAGATGTAATTATTTTTGATAATCCGTCTTATGATACCGCTTTAGTTGGCGTGACTACAAACAACGAAGCAGTATATGATTATGATAAAATGATAGAATATCTAGTTCAGCATGACGGCATGAATTATGAAGAGGCTGCTGATTTTATTTCATACAATTCATCTTTCTCTTATGGTAATGGTTATCCAATCATTATATATTCTTTGGAGGACGAATAGTATGAATGAAGATATTTTAAGACCTTATATAAGAAGTGTAACAGAAGAAGATAAAAAGAAACTCCCCAAGTTTTCTTATAGTAAAATGGAAGTATTTAAGAATTGTCCTTATCAGTATGATAAGAAATACAACGGTAAAATGAGAACAGATGATACAAGCATTGCTCTTGAATTAGGCTCTCTCTGTCATTATGTTTTAGAAATGAAAGGGAAGATGCTTAAAGATAAAGTCGATTATGATTTTTTAAAAAATATAGAAGTATATGGTGCCGAGGGAATGCTTGGAACAAAAGATCTGAAAAAGAAATACTGGGAAGAATGGTATGTTGGAGACAATGCTTCAGGCATGACTTACGAAGATAAGATGAAAGTCTTTGATAAGATAGTGCATACAGAAATGGAGACGGATGAATGGACTCCTTTTTTGTTTGAGCATAATTTTGAATTTGTTTGGAATGACAGATGTATCATTCATGGCTTTATAGATAGAGTGGATAAACGTGAAGGTGAATTTAGAGTAATAGATTATAAAACTTCTAAGAAATCTTACGACCAGTCTAAATTAAGTACATCACTTCAGTTTGGGATTTATTGCCTTGCCATATTGAATGAGTTCGGTCAGTTGCCTTTAGAAAGCATGTATCGTTTTATTCTTATAGACGAAAGTCAGTATGCTTTGACCAGAGGATGGGAAAAGAGATTGATAAAAGCGATTGAAAAGATTCTTGATTCGGTTGATTTAATGGATAAAGAAGGTGTATGGAGTCCCAAACCCTGTCCATTATGTTATTGGTGTAATTTCAGTAATACAAATCCAAATGCGACAAAATATAAAAAAGAATGTGATTATTATTCTTTATGGACGCCAACGAACAAGACCTTTAAGACGAATAAAATATTTGATGCGGATGCAGAAAAAAAGACTAGACAAATTAAATTAAATCATGGTATAATACAGGTTGAGGAAACAACGGAATCAAAAATAGAATCAAAAACAAAGCCGAAAAGGAAGCTAATTTTTTAAAGGGGTGAAGCAATGTTCTTTGGATGCCACAATCATACCGCTAAAGGGTCAAATTTAAGGTTGAGAGACTCGATTAATAAAGTTCCTGATATAATTGAATATGCTCATGACTTAGGACATAAAGGAATCGTTATTACAGAACATGAGTCGATTACTTCTCATCTTGACGCATTAAAATATTACAGAACAATAAAAGACAAAGAAACCTGGGCGGGTTTTAAAGTGGCACTGGGTAACGAGATTTATTTATGTCCTGAAAATGTAACTGCGGATAATATAGGAAACAATTATTATCCGCATTTCATTTTAATAGCGTTGGATGCAAAAGGACATGAGGGAATAAGAGAACTCAGCACCAAAGCTTGGGTTGATAATGCGTTTATGCACGTTATGTACAGAGTTCCTACATATTATAGCGATCTGGCAGAGATGCTTGAAAAATATAGAGGGCATATTGTTGGAAGTACCGCTTGTTTAGGTGGGGCACTCCCAAGAAGATTGTTACAATATAAAAATAATGCAACAGAAGATATATGGAATAGTATCATTACTTGGATTGACACAATGAACGAGTGGTTTGGAAGAGGATATTTCTTTTTAGAAATGCAGCCTTCTGAACAGCTTGAACAAATATATGTGAATTCTCAATTGGTTAATTTGTCAGAGATAACAAATACGTCATACATCATTACAACAGATGCTCATTATCTTAAAAAAGAAGATAGAGATATTCATAGGACATATCTTAATTCTCAGGACGGAGACAGAGAAGTAGATGAGTTTTATGCCACGACTTATGTTATGTCTGAAGATGAGATACATAGTTATATGGATGGGTATTTAGGAGCAGAAACAGTTCAAAAAGGTATTGATAATACAATGTTGATTTATAATATGATTGAAGATTATGAATTAACAAAACCTTTGCATATCCCTTATATTCCATTGAACAAAACAGAGCCTAGTAAAGAGCTGTTTGATAAATATAAAGATAGCATTCATTTATTGTCTGATTTTTATTATTCAGAATATGATTCAGATAGGCACATGATTCGAGATGTACTTAAAAGAATTGATTCGGATCCGTTTTATAGAACGGAACAGGCTTTTAATAAAATTGATGAATGTTTAAATTATATTCTTCAGTCTTCAGAAAAAAATAATGTACGTTGGTCTGCATATTTAATGCAAGTAGCAGATTATGTGGATATTGCATGGAAAACAGGTACTTTAGTCGGCCCTGGGCGTGGATCTGGAGTAGGTTTTTGTTTACTGGATATGCTGAATATAACGCAAATCAATCCTATGAGAGAGAAAACTCAGACTTTCCCATGGCGTTTTATGAATCCAGAGCGAGTATCCGTTTTAGATATTGATGTAGATATTATGTCTTGTATGAGAGATAAAGTTATTCAAGCTTTGAAAGATACATACGGTGAAGATAGAGTGTGTAAAGTAATGACTGTATCAACCGAAAAGCCCAAAGCTGCTATTCTTACTGCGGCAAGAGGTCTGGGAATGGATAATAACACTGCTTCATATATTGCTTCTTTAGTCATCTCTGATAGAGGAATGCCACGTTCTTTATCTACTATGTATTATGGGAACGATGAATATTCGCCATCAACAGAGTTCAAAAATATGATGGATGCTCATCCTGATTTATGGGAAGCTGCTCAGAAAATTGAAGGTTTGGTGAGTAACGTAGGCAGTCATGCTGGCGGTGTGGTCATTGTTGATGAACCCTTTACTGAGTCTACTGCTTTAATGAGAACCAAAGCTGGTGATGTAATAACGCAATTTGATTTGCATGATTGCGAAGATGTCTCATTAATTAAGGTAGATCTCTTGTGCATTGATGCTCTGGATAAAATTTATGAAACATTAATGCTTTTATTAAAAGATAATGTAATTGAATGGCAAGGCGATTTAAGAAGTACCTATGAGAAATACTTAGGCGTTTACACTCTTGAACGTGATAGTGAAGATATGTGGAAACTTCTTTGGAATCATAAAGTTTTATCTCTGTTTCAGATGGAGAAAGAAAGCGGTAAACAGGCATTGGCTTTAGCAAAACCTCATTCAGTTGACGATCTGGCAATTTTAAATTCCGTTATCAGATTGATGCCTCAAGAAAAAGGTGCAGAAACTCCTTTAAATAAATTTGCAAGATTTAAAAATGATATTGATGAGTGGTATCAAGAGATGGATGAAGCTGGTCTAACAAAGGAAGAACAAAAGATTCTTGAACCAATTTTAAAATCTTCTTATGGTATTTGCGAGTCGCAGGAAAAATTTATGCAGTTGGTTCGACTGCCTGAGTGCGGAGGTTTTAATTTAAATTGGGTAGACAGACTTAGAAAAAGTATTGCTAAAAAGAATCCGAAAGAATATAACCAGCTTACAGAAGAGTTTTTTAAAGTAACTAAAGAAAAGAAATGTAGTAAAAATCTTTGTAATTATGTATGGAATACATTAATTGCAATATCCCGTGGGTACTCATTTAATTCGAGCCATACCCTCTCCTACTCAATAGTAGGTCTTCAAGAACTCAACCTTTCATACAAATATAATCCAATTTACTGGCAAACTTCCAATCTGGTAGTTGATTCAGGCTCTCTTGACGAAGAAGCGAACGACTCTACAGATTACGGTAAAATGGGAGTAGCTATAGCTTCCGTTCAAAAAGAAGGAGTTAATGTCACAATGCCATTGATTAACGAAGCTGATTTTAGTTTTCGACCTGATGTTGAGAATAGTAGAATCATTTTTGGATTAAAAGGTATCAACGGAATTAATACTGAGTTAACTCAGGCATTAATTAATAATCGTCCTTACGCATCTATAGAAGATTTTGCCAGTAAAATGATTGATGATGCTAATAATAAAAATAAAGTAACTCCTTCAAAAATGGTTCAATTGATTAAAGCGGGTTGTTTTACAGAATTGCATTCCGAAGACAGAACTAAAACAATGGATTGGTATTTAAGAAAATATAAATTCACTCCTTGTCAGAAGCTTACTATGGCTCAGATGAACAAGATGAGAGAGTTTAAGATGATTCCCGATAAATATAATTATTTATTAGATTTATTAAATCTAAAAGAATACATCTTAAATGATGAAGGGCTTTATAAAATTTATATCAACCCTGAAAGAAAAGTTCCAAAATGCGGTTATCATGATAGATATTACATCTTAGATGCCGAATCTCAACCATATTTTCAGAAATATTTTCCCGCAAATATAGAAGAAGAAGCTGGAGTAATAGATGTTGTAAATAACTATTATGTGATATCTGAAAAGAAGTTTAAAAAGATGGTAGATAAGCAGCTTTTACCTCTGAAAGAATGGATGGAGTCTGCTCTGGATATTTATAACGAAGCTTTGTATAAGCAGTTATGGGAGCAATACGCCAACGGAACTCTTCCTCACTGGTCAATGGAATCGCTTTGTTATTATGACGGAGAACATGAATTAGAACATGTGAATGAAGAAAAATACGGAATAGTAAATTACTTTGATTTGTCAGAGGAACCTGAACCTTATGATTATTACACTCGTTGGATCGAAGGTAAAAGAAAGCAGATTCCTAAATTTAAAATTAACCGTATTGCGGGTA